ACAAGTGACATGTCCGTCTCAATCATGCTATCAAGTTGGAGTTAAACAATGAGTGAAATTTATGACGTTCCTTCAGAGGACAAGGCTTGGCTTGAAAAAGTCGGGCAAGTAGCAAAATCAGATAAGCCAAAACCAGTCTCAAAGAAAGATGAGGAATAACCAATGGCTGTATTTCTAAATAACAAGGTCGGCGTAAAGGTTAATTCCGTTGACCTTTCTGACCACGTAACAAGCGTCACGCTAAACAGATCATTTAATGAATTAGCGGTGACTGCAATGGGTGACACCGGAGAAAAATATGTTAAAGGCTTGGAGACTTCAAGTGTTTCCATATCCTTCCTAAACGACACCGCTTCAGCAAACGTTCTTGCAACATTGCAAGCCGCTTGGGGTACTTCAGTTACCGTAGTTCTTTTGCAAGAAAAAGGAACAGCAGTAAGCGCAACCAACCCTCTCTATACAATGACCTGCCTTATCAATAACACTACCGACATTAACGGAGCAGTTGGCGATTTAGGTACTCAAGATGTAACATGGACTGTTAACGGTGCAGTAGCCGTTGCAACAACAGGTACATTCTAAGGAGAAATAATGATTAAATTAAGAGTGACTAAGGCTTCCGGAGATGTTTCAGATTATGAAATTACTCCGGCACTCGAATTTGCATTTGAATCACATTTTAAATCTGGATTTCATAAGCGGTTCAGAGATGAAGAAAAACAATCTGACGTCTATTGGCTTTCTTGGGAAGCCGAAAGACGAGCAGGTGTAACAGTTCCGCCATTTGGGGATTCGTATTTGTTAACTCTATCTAAGGTAGAGATTATGGATGCAGACTCCCCAAATGGATAACGCGGGATTCCTTTCATTATTTAATTGCTAGGTTAGCAGTTACAACAGGACTTCCGCATCAGACATTTATTGACATGGACAGAGATTTGTTAAGGGCAACCTTAGCGGTTCTCAAAGACGACGCAAAGGCTAGGGAAAATGCCAGTAGAGGTAAAAGGTCTCGTTGAGGTACAAAAAGCCTTAAAACAATTTGCGCCTGACCTCTACAAGGAAATGAATAAAGAAATTCGTTCTGCAATGCGTGTCGTTATTGCAGACGCTCGCAGTCAAGTACCAAATCAAATACAAAACTTAAGCGGCTGGCAAGATGAAGGCAAACAAGTCGTATCTCGAACCGCTGGTAAAACTAGAGGATTTCCTAAATATAATCCTAATGTAATTAGAAAAGGTTTAACTTTTTCTTTAGGTCGTTCAAGACGAAACAGATCAGGATTTGTTAACGCGTACAAATTGCTTAATCGATCTGCGGCTGGTGCTATTTATGAAACCGCTGGACGTAAAAATCCTAATGGGCGAGCGCCTGTTCAGAGTACAGGCTTGAGAGAGTTTGGAAGCGTTCAGGGGTACGAAGGAACTTACAAATCTGGTCAAAAAATTTTAAAACGTTCAACAAGGAATTACAATAGCAACAATCCTTTTGCTGGATATCATTTTGTAAACGCAGTAAATGATGAAGCCAAACTAGAAAGTATTGGTAGAGGAAGAAAGAATCAAGGACGTTTACTTTATGCGGCGTTTGCTAAAGATCAAGGTAAAGTAACTAAGGCAACTTTTAAAGCAATTGATACAGCAATTTTTAAATTTAACTCAAGCATTAAGCGAAAGATTGGACTTGCAGCATGAGCGCAACCGGTATTGAAATCCCTATTATCAGCACCTATAAAGACAAAGGTGCTAAGGCTGCAAGCAAGTCCCTTGCTACATTAACAAAATCAGCAAAAGCACTTGGATTGGCTTTTGGTGTTTATCAATCTTTGACTTTTAGTAAAAGAGCAGTTAAAGCATTTGCAGATGACGAAAGAGCAGCCGGTTCACTATCTAGGACATTACAAAATTTAGGTCAATCTTATGCAACCATAAGTACTGCCAACTTTATTCAAAACTTACAAAATACAACCGGCGTTCTTGATGACCAGTTAAGACCTGCATTTACTCAATTAATTAATTCGACTTTAGATGCTAAGGAAGCGCAAAAGTTATTAAGTCTTGCTTTAGATGTTTCTGCTGGTAGTGGAAAAGACTTACAATCCGTAACAGTTGCTTTAAGCAAGGCAGTATTAAAAGAAAACACCGCGCTAAGTCGTCTAGGAATTGGTTTAAGTAAAGCCGAACTAGCCACAATGGATATGGCACAAATAACTGACTTTTTATCTAAAAAGTTTGATGGTCAGGCAAGTTTAGCCGCCGAATCTTACGCTGGCAAAATAGCGATACTAAATGCTAAAGTTGAGGACGCAAAAGAATTAATTGGTAAATCTTTAGTTGATGCGCTTGATTCGGCATTTGGCGACCCTCAAAAATTTGGTTCAGGAATCGACTCACTTAGTGCTGGAATTTCAAGATTAATAGATGGTACTGCAAGGCTTATTAAGTTCACCAAGATTGGACTTAGCAATCTTACATTGCCAACAGATAGTCCAATCTTTCAATACAAATTAAACTTTGATAAACCTTTTGACCCAATGAGTATGAAGTTTGATTACACCGCATTGGCAAAGGAAGAAAAGAAGTTGCAGGCAGACGCAAAGAAAAATCTTGCCGCTCGAAACGCTGCAATTAAAAAAGAACAACAATTATTAAAAGATCAGGCTAATCTTAAAAAATATGGTACTTTGTTTGATACCGAACAAATAGAAATTTTTGCTGCCTTACAAGGCAAGATTACGGAAAACGAAAAATTAAGATTAAGCCTACAATTAGCGTTAATTCAAAACAATGCAACCGAAGCCGAAAGACTGGGAAGGCAGTTGGCGGTTGCGCAATTGCAAACCACTAACCTTGCCGCTGCCATTGCAAGCATACCAAAATCATTGAATCCATTTGAGGGGTTTGGTACTGAGGTTGATAACTTAATTGCAAAAATTCTCAATATGTATAAGTTATTGCAACAACCTTTAACAACCGTAACTACTGCGCCAATTACCTCAAGCGCAACAACAACACCATCATTGGCTGCTGCTAAGGCTCAAATTGAAGCCTCAACAGAAAAGTTAAAAGCCTTCAACGAAAGAATGTTAGAAAAGATTGCAAATACTAACAAAATTCCAGAGACAACCGTTGAGCAAGACATTCGCAATCAACTTGCAAGTTATTTAGCCGCCGATACTGCTATGAGACAAACTTTCCAAGATTTAAACATTAATATCAATAATGCGGGAAGCGTTGTCAGTACCGGTGATTTAGTTCAAGATATTAGAAACGCTTTGATTGAAGCGGGATTATCTGGTTCACAAACTGTAACTAATAGAAATGTTGGTGTCTTTCAGTAATGACACTTCCGGCAACATTAGATGTTTCATTAAATTTCAGTTCTGGCGCAACCTTCGGAATTGGATTAACTCTTGACGACCCAGTTAACGGTTTATTAAATACAGGTGTATTAAGCGATTCAACAACACCTGCATTGGTTGTAAATTTAACCGCACAGACTAGACAAATCAGCATCAGGCGCGGCAGAAACGTCAACCGCGACGTCTATGAAGCCGGAACGTGTGTTGTAAGAATTTATGACCCTAACTCAGACTTTAATCCTCAAAACACAAGTTCGCCTTATTTTGGACAATTAGACCCTTTAAGAAAACTAAGAATTTCGGCTGCTGTTGGTGGAACTACATATTACCTGTTTAGTGGATATACAACCGATTACATTTATTCTTATGACAAAGCGGAAAATTTAGCATACGTAGATATTAAAGCAACTGATGCTTTTAGGTTATTTAACATGGCTTCGGTTGTTACAGTTACAGGTCAAGCCGCGGGGCAAGATACTGGAACTAGAGTAAATAAAATTTTGGACACCGTACAATTTCCGACAACCATGCGAACCATAGAAACAGGAAATAGTTTAACCGTTGCTGACCCTGCAACCTTAAGAACCTCTTTAAGCGCAATGCAAAATTGCGAGTTCTCAGAACAAGGGGCATTATATATAACTCCCGAAGGCAATATAATTTTTAAGAACAGAAATTCAGTTATATCAAGCGCCGGTGACGCTCCAATTGCTTTTAATCAAACAACTGGAATTCCTTATGCTGATCTCAGGTTTGCCTTTGATGACAAACTAATTATTAATTATGCAACAATGACGCGGGTTGGTGGCACTCCACAAACTCACCAAGACGCAGCAAGTATTGCAACTTATTTCCCTCACACCTATAACGTGCCTGATTTAGTTATTGATACCGACGCCAATGCGTTAAACATTGCCAAAATTTACGTTGCAACGCGAAGTGATACCACTATCCGTATAGATTCCATGACCTTAGATTTAAATGACCCTGACGTTCCGACCGCAACCGTTTTAGACCTTGACTATTTTGACAATGTTTTGATAACAAATGTTCAGCCTGATAATTCAACAATTGTTAAAAACCTACAAATTCAAGGGGTCAGTCACGAAATCACCCCAACTTCATGGATTAGCACTTATACCACTTTAGAACCCATTGTTGATGGGCTGATTCTTTCAAGCCCTTATTATGGGCTTTTAAATGAAGATGTTTTGTCGTATTAACGATATAATTAGACCCTAAGGAGAATATACAATGGCAGCAGGATTAGGTTACAAAGAGTTCGCGGTTGGTGAGGTTCTCTCAGCCGCCAACGTAAATGGTTATTTGATGCAGGGTGTTTTGGTATTTGCTGACGCAACTGCAAGAGACGCGGCAATTACCTCACCTCAGGAAGGTCAATTTGCCTTTACTAAAAACAATGATTCATTGTGGTATTACTCAGGAAGTGCGTGGGTTAGTTCAGGCGCAACTGGTGATATCGAGGGGGTTACCGCTGGCGTTGGTATATCAGGTGGTGGCACTTCTGGCACAGTGACAGTCACAAACTCTATGGCTACTGCAATAGATGCCAAGGGTGATTTAGTAGTTGGTACTGGCGCAGATACTTTTGCACGCCTAGCAGTAGGCACAAACGGACACACACTTGTAGCGGATAGTGCGGAGACCACAGGCTTGAAATGGGCTGCTCCTGCAAGTGGTTCTACCTTTGCTGGATGTAATTTATACATTACTACAAATGTTTCAGTTGCTAACTCAACTTGGGTTAAAATACCTTGGGATGCTGAAAATTTTGACACAGACGCATATCACAGCACTTCAACAAATAATACTCGAATCACTATTCCTAGCGGAAAAGGTGGTTATTATCAAGTAAATGTTTCTACTCAATGGAGCGCTTTTAATGAAGCCGTTGTAAGAATAGGTTTGTACAAAAACAATTCTTTAATTACACAAAACAGCACCACCAAAGCATCAAATTTTAGAGGATTTTATACTTACAGCCATATTTTTAATTTGGCTGCCACTGATTATTTAGAAATAGCGGTTAATCACGAAGGCTCAGGTGGATCTCAGGATCTAAAAGGTAATGATTTTAGCGACCTGGCAACAATGTGTTCAGTCGGATACTTAGGAGCATAAATGGAACTCAACGAAATAATAATTGCAGCATATCCTGAATTTGCTGAAATCAGTTTATATGAATCAGGAATATATCTACAAGATGATTCAGATGGCGCTGGCGCTTATATCCGAGAGTGGAACTACTCCAAGCCTATCCCTGAAGGATTAAGCCTAGGCAAGCCTAACGCCTAGGCACAATCCCTCAAGATTGTTCTCGAAGGATAAATTGGAAAATATGAAACCATGGTTATCAAAGTCTGCCGCCCAGTTGCGGGAACAAATTGACGACGCCTTCCCTGATCGCCTGCGCAAATCTGATGGGTGGATTGCTGATCGTTTGCATCAGCAAAGAGGAAAAAGCGATCACATACCAGACAAGACAGCCAAAAACGTCGTTAGAGCAATCGATATTGACGCTCGCCTTTCTGACGACAAAAGGACTTCAGCGTATTTGGCAGATCAGTTACGACTCTACGCCAAGAATTATGGACGTATATCTTATGTAATTCATTTAGGGATGATTGCTTCGCCAATTCTTAATTATAAATGGCGTCGGTATAAAGGTTACAACCCGCACAATCATCACATCCATTGTTCATTCCGAAAGAATGAAGATTTAAATTCAGAGTTTTTTGACATACCACTACTAGGGGGCAAAAATGAATAGCAAGTTATTAGCAGCAATTAATTCATACGGACGCAGCGCGTTTGTTTGTTTGGCAACCGTTTACGTCACCAACCCAAATGGTTCATTTGATGACATTTGGAAAGCCTTTATAGTGGCTTTTGCAGCACCTATCCTTCGTGCATTAAATCCTGACGATTCAGCATTTGGCTTAGGTAGCAAAGAGTAATGACAGCCCTTGAGTGGGCTGGCTTTGCTGCTGGAATTACCACAACATTAATTGGACTACTAGCCGGCTTGCGCTGGTTAGTTAAAGGTTGGCTGAATGAACTTCGCCCGAATGGGGGCTCAAGTATGAAAGACCAGTTGACCTCGTTACAAAAAGAAACGACACACCTGTCAAATCGTATTGATGAACTCTTTATTGTCATTACTAAGAAGTAAACTAAAGCCATGGCAACTAAACGTAAACCTAAAAAGAAGATTGCAAGAAAGCGGCGCACTACTAAAGAGCCGGTTCTTACTAAGTTAGATTTTTGGGCGATAGCCGCTAACGAAGTTTATATGGCTTGCAGAAAATCAGGAATGGATGAGGGAACAGCCTTAGCCTTTGCAATGGATAGAGCCTCTTACCCTGACTGGATTGTGGACACGCAAGACCCAATAAAAAACCCATTGGACGATTTTGACGAGGATGAATAAATTAAGCGAATCATTCTGATTTCAGACTTACAAATTCCTTACCATGACCCAATCGCAACTAGAAACCTTATACGCTTTATTGCTAAATGGAAGCCGCACCAAGTCGCAACGGTCGGAGATGAAATTGACCTTCCTCAACTCTCCAAATGGGAACGAGGTTTGGCAGGGGAATTCGCTGGGACACTTGACAGAGATCGCCAAATTACTAAGCAAGTCCTTTACGACTTACAGGTGACTGATATGGTCAGATCAAACCATACTGACCGTTTATGGAATTCAATCAAAACTAGATTGCCCGCATTTGCGTCATTACCTGAATTACGATTTGAAAACTGGCTAGGACTGCCTGAACTGGGCATTAAATTCTGGCGTGAACCAATGCCAATCGCACCTAATTGGATTATTCTTCATGGTGACGAGGGACAGGTGTCTCAAAAAGGTGGTCAAACAGCCCTAGGATTGGCTATAAGGCATGGAAAGAGCGTAGTGTGTGGTCATACCCACAGAGCGGGGTTAGCAGCCTTTACAGCCTCATCAGGGGGCAAATTAGGGCATACGCTATATGGTTTTGAAGTTGGAAATTTAATGGATTTTAAATCCGCAAAATACCTCAAAGGCGGCTCAGGCAACTGGCAGCAAGGATTTGGAATTTTATACGTCAAGGGCAAGAAAGTTGCGCCTGTTTTTGTGCCTATTGAG